CCTCACTAAGGTCTAGTGTGGCCAGGTTCCCATAACGGGAACCCTCGGCAGCAAGTTCCTGGTTAGGAACTTGATCGTCGAGCCCGATTATCCGCCCGAGGTAGTCATGCCTCAGAATGGATTCCGATAATGGCACACGGAGCGACTGCTGTGCATACTGCATAGCAGTTGGCTCAATGGCTATTATTCGGGGCGCTTTCAGCGTCTTAGGAACAGAGACCACCCTAACAGGGATCTCTGCGCCGGGTTCGAGGATGTCGATCCCTTCCAATTGGTCGTAGTAACGCCAATTGGGTAGCAGGTATTCCCCAACGGGGAATATCCTGTCAAGGCGCTCAGTCCAGAGCTTCTGCTCAAACTTCTGGTTTCCCATTAGTTTGTCAGCAGTTGCTCCTGGACCATGCTGAGGGAAGGTGTAATGATGATAGATCTCATGATCTAACTTCGTAAACACCTTCGCAAACAGCAATGCAGACATACGCCGGAAGTCCTCAATTTGCATTGGGGTCCTTCTAGCGTCTGCAGAACGGACATCCTGCTCACATTGGACAAAGTCGGACATGGCTTGAGATATTCTTGCATCGCTGCAAGGTATCTCAATCTTGCCAAACATCAACGTCAGTTGACGGATGGCAAGAATTGCATCCACGTCCGGTTCATCCAATAACCGGCCACTATCACGATCGAACACACGATCGAGGAAACCTCCGAGAAATCGGGGGAGACCTCCTTTTCGCTGGAAACCAGCAAAAAGACGGCGATCGGCACTCTTAAGGTCGAGACTTTTTTGGAAGTCTTTACCAAAAGAGGGCAGGGTTATTGTCAAGAACGATAACCCCTCATGTTCGGTTCGCACCCGGACTGTTCTACAGTCCAAGGTGGCGCTAGTGCAACATCTACTAGCTGATTCTTCAGCTAGCTTACACCAGAGCAACAGTAGGCTTTTCGTAAGCCCTCCTTAAATAGAGGTTGCTTATCCTAGCCTAGAGCTCCACAGACACGACAGGAAACGGGTGGTGTTTAACCACCCGCGGGAGGAACGAGCAGTAAACGACCACCCGATCCCCTGTCGATCTGGCCATGCACAACTACATCAAGATACAGTCTCCGTACAAAGGAGAAATATCATGATGTAGGCGGATCCGATAAGCACTGTTTCTACCAGAACTGGTAGAGTCTTATCTGCGAACTTCCTCGCTCTCGGACCTTTCGGGTCCCAGATGAGGCAGAACCAGTGAAGACAAATCAGTGCAACCAGCCAAAACACTAAGAATATCATCTAGATGTTCAAAGTGATATTGACGGTTTCGGCGAGAGAAGCGACAAGAATGATCAAAGCAATGACAAAGAATGCCACTGTGATGATCATGTCCTGCCGCCTCCTCACGACTCTCCACCAAGAAGCTTGGTGATGAGCGCATCCGAGCTTGCAGTGAACGCGGCCTTGAAACCCGCGTACACCGCAAGGGCCTCGGCATTCGTGTAGCCCGCAACAGGCGTGTCGAAGACGATGTAGTTTGACATCGACTGCTTCACGTTGTTGGCGGGAACAAACACGTCTGCCGAGATCTTGGCATGGTCCAGCCTAAGAACCCTGCGCGTCCGGCGCCCGTAGGTGCTGGAAGCGGACAGGGTAATTAGACCGTCCGAACTCGAGTAGGATGACTCTCCCTTACCCGTGCTTACGCGCGGAAGGGAGGTTGCCACCCCCGAGATCGTGACGGACTGTGGGTCTGTGAACGCCATAGGCGTGCTCCTTCTACTGCGGTCAGAACGAATCTGACCTGGTGGTTAGCATGTGTAACAACATGCCACAGCTACCGGGTAAGTCCGATGGCCGTAGCTATGAGGGTCTGGAGTGGTGACAAGCCATTCCAGGACACCCCAAAACCAAAGGGGTTAGCACGCCGACGTATCTTCGTTTCTCTTACGAAGGACAGCGGCGTAGCACGAGTTTTCGGATTTCGAAAACCCGATTTCGTGCTAGTGTAGGTTACTCTTTCGATGGTATGTTCCATCATGTAACCCCACTGCATAACCAGACCGTCTGTGGCCCAATCAGAGATATTGGAAACAACATCTCCAGTATTACTGAACCAGTCCACAGCCCAGCTCCAGGGAGCCAGATTCCACAAAACCTCAGGCGTAAGTGATGTGCCGAGCAACTTATCGGCATACAGGGCAAACCGTCCCATCTTTGACCGGGAGTCTAATCCGGTCGGAAGATGATACGTGAATGCACCTGAAAACCACCTACGCTGTATGGTCTCAGTGGATTTCTGGAACCCTGCCCAAGCAGACGGATTTTGAAAATCCGAGTTGAGAGGATTCATATATTCATATGAACTCTCAGACGGAGGATCAAGAGTCCGCTGGGTTGTAGTAGGAAACGAGTAATGGCGACGAACGATCTTGCCTGCATCACGTTCATACTGTTTTAACACAGTATCAGCATGACGCACGGCGTACGCAAAACTGCGTACGTCGCTGACAAGAGGCTTCCAGCCAAACTCTGAATTCAAGAACTCCTGACTCGCGTTGCGAGCCGAGAGAGTTCTATCCTTCCAAACGGCATGCCCGGCAAGATGTGGAATACCATCTTTGACGAGTTCACCGAGGAAGGTAGCCGCGTTAGCGACTGAATTCGTGGGCTTGCAAGCTTTCACAGCTGTCGCGCCAACCGCGTCAATAGTCGTATTTGACGAATATTGTTGTGGAAGGTTTGACCAGTTGGGTCCGCTTGCAGGATTTATCGGAAATATAGGACCATGATAATCATGCTTCCTATATGTACTTACGGGACTTCCAATCGCAACCTGAGCGTCGGAGACCTGACTTAGGCCTTCAACATACTCACGTTGTGTGAAGAAATCCCCTCCGATATCCCCTCTAAATCCCTTTGGACGGGATTTGAAAGGATGCCCTTCCGAGACAGTAACCTGTCTCCCCTTCCTAACCGCACCCACTGCACGTGCACTAGTCACTATCGGAACTTGATTGTTCACGATACTGGTAGTTGAGACGAATCCATCAGGCGCTGCCTGAAGGAGACTTCTCGTACGCGTAGTGGGAAGGCTAGACATAGGGTACTACAGCTCCTTTGGTGTTTGTACCTCACCCGTAAGGGTGGGGGTGTTGTTGCACTGCGTGCGCACCCCGACTAAGG